ATCCGGAATTTTAAAGAAACTGACCGGGAGGTGGGAGAAATCCCATCTCTTAGTTCAGAACATAAGTCATGGTTACAAATGGCGCGTGGATTTATTTCACGTGTTTTCTGTAACTTTGACTGGCGGGACATCAGTCCTCGTCACGGCCCAGGGAGTGTCGCCACTGGCGAAGAACCCTGGGAAAAGAAATACTTCAAACGGTGGTACCGCAACATTGTCGCGGTATACCCGTATGAGGAGTACTTCTTTTATAACTTGTCACATCTCTGTGATGAGTTGGACCGTTATGTTGGCCTCGAGGAAATCGACACCGGAACCGCGAAAGTGGTTCTGGTACCGAAGGATTCAAGAGGCCCTCGTCTCATATCCTGCGAGCCACTGGAATACCAGTGGATCCAGCAGGGACTTGGTCGAAGCCTTATGGCTTTTATTGAGTCTCACGATTGGCTTAAGGGCCAAGTAAACTTCACCCATCAAACGGTGAATCGTGAGCTTGCCTTGGAGGGATCGGTCACTGCGAAGTGGGCGACCCTTGATATGAAAGACGCGAGTGATCGCGTCTCCTTGTGGCTTGTACAAGAACTCTTCGGGGGCACTGCCCTCTTCGATGCCTTGTATGCCACTCGTAGCGGGTTTACCCGCACACCTGACGGGGAGGTAGTATGTTTAGAGAAGTTCGCGCCAATGGGTTCAGCTTTATGCTTCCCAGTGGAGAGCGTCGTATTCTACGTACTAGCAGTCTCGGCCCTCGTACACGCGAAAGGATACTCCTGGCTCGAAGCCAGGAAGTCCGTTTTCGTGTACGGTGATGATATCATCTGTCGTATCGAAGACCATGATACGATTAGACAGTACCTTCCACTCGTTAAACTCAAATTTAACGAGAGCAAGTGCTGCACAGGCAGGTCCTTTAGGGAATCCTGTGGGTGCGACGCCTTTCGTGGCGTCGATGTCACCCCTACGAAACTTCGTACTGTGTGGTCTCATCGTGGTACACCGGAATCCATCATGTCTTATTGTTCTTACCAGAACAGTTTCTACATGAAGGGATTTTGGGCAACATCAGAGTTCCTGCGTTACCACCTTAAAACAGTGGCAAAGCTCCCGGACAAGTCTGGCGCGAGCCAACCTTGGACAGAAGAATGCATAGAGAAGTCTATCGGAAACGAAGACGTCCCTACGTATATGGGAACTATGACGAGCCAAGTGAAGCCGAACCAGGTCCTTCACGGTTTTCAGCGTCGATTTAATCGGCGCTTTCACCGTTATGAAGTACGCTGTTTGGCCCCGCGGAGTCCGAATAAACGGACATCCGATCTCGGCTGGTGCGAGATGCTGAGAATTAAATCTCAGCAGTCTGAATTCACCAGACCCGGTGTA